GGTACGGAAGTCTGTGCCAGTGGCTGAGATGTTATACTGTACAGTCTCAATCTTCTTTACATCCTCAGGGATAATGAAGTGTGTAGGACGAGCAATAGAAGAGAGACTTGTCAGTGTAAGAAGTTCTTGGTGTTCAGGTATCATCCGAGTGGATACCATGTTAAAGTAGACATCTCGAACTACAGAAGCAATCTGTTCAGCTTCTATGGAATCACTAATGCTGTTCACATCCTCAGAGTCCATATCGGACAGGATGTTCTGGACTATCTGTAGGAGTGTTCTTTTCATTAGGTGTGCTCCACAACGATTGATAGGATGCAGTCAACGTGACTAGACGGACCACCATTACCTTCAATAAGAATGTAATCATTATCTGAGACTGTGTTGTTAGTTGTAGGGTTAGTGAAGTCTATGTCACCTGCGGCTGAACCTGCTTGAGTTACAGTAACCGTACCCATCGTAGCTGCAGAGGAGTTCTTCAGTGTCAGAGTAAGATCTGAACCAGCGATAGCCCCTTCAATGCAAGTTGTAACTCGACTTACCGTACCACCAAAAGGCATAGGAAGGTAGGTAGAGGATACAACAGATATGTCGTGTATATGTACGTTAAAGACAGACCGTCTGTGGTCTTCCCATGTTCCTGAGCCTGCACCATCTGCAACATAAACGTCACCTGCGGCAGCTGTGGAAGCTCCCTTAGGCTCATGGAGATATGGGTCAGATAGTGCTGAGTGATTTACGTTTGCCATTTAATGTATTCTCCTAGAGCAAGGGTAGGGTGACCCCGAAGGATCACCCTTGTAGTATTATACAGCTGGGTTCGATACGATTGAAACGATACCCTCTGGACGGTACTTCTTAACACCGTAACGAGCAGTAGTTACATACTCGTGACGTTGGTAATCTTTGTTGTACTCATAATCCACCTCAGGCATTTGACGCCAAGCACCCACGAATGGGTTAGCACCTGCATCAGAGGAGAAGAACAAGTTAGCAACACCGTTGTTACTGGAGAAGTCTTGGGCTGTTGTGCCATCTGCTTCGAGAAGTGCTGCGTCTGCGACAGTAGCCTTCAAGTAGTTAGATGTATATACATCGAAACCGTAGACGTTAGCAACGAAGCGCATACCAGTTGCAATACCATCACGAACAATACCTTCCCACATTGGGTTGTTAGACACGTTAGTCAAGTTAGTCAATGTGTTCAGTTGGTACTCAACGGATGGGTCAACGATAGCAACCATACCACGATCAGGTACGTTAGACTTCTTAAGGGCATAACGAGCAAATGCAAAGTCTGCAAGCTCAATACGACCAGAGTTACCACCAGCGATACGGTGTGCAACACCATCAGTTGTTTCTGCAGAGTTAGCAGTAACACCGACTTCAGGAGAAGCGAAGGTTGTTGTTTCGAAGTGCTCCATGATTGCACGTTCTTGCTCAGGAACAAACCGTGCTTCAAGCTGTGCGCTGTAGAACGAGTCCTGTGCAGCTTTCTTAGTCATGTAAGAAGCAGACTGCAGGTACTTATCTACAGTGAACGAGAACTCTGCAGTGTCCATTGGGACATACGATACAGCAGCATCTTCAGTGTAATCGGCTACAGTTGTTTCACCGATTGTTGGGATTGTGAATGTGTCACCATCTGGGAAACCGTCAAGCATACGTACATAACGCTGTGCTTGCATTTCGTCCCGAAGGATCTCTTTGAGTTCTGAGGAGTAAACCTCTGAACGAATCAGACGTTGCATGTCTGTGTTTGAGGAAATCATACCTGCCATTTGACTAGGCCTTTCTTAAAGTTAATTGCCGAATTTATCACCCATCCGCATCTTATCTTCCATAAGCTGTTGTTGGACTTTAGGTGAGTAGTATTCGTTTCGGTTTTCTCTGCGTAGCTTCTGGTAATAAGACCAGTCACGCTGCGAAGAGGATTGCATTGCGACACCATCAGTACGAACTGAACCTTGAGTCATTGGCTTGAAAGACTCTTGCTTCTCACCTAGTAAGGTAAAGAAAGCGGAGGGTGATTCAGAGGCTAAGTTCTGCATACGTTCAAGACTGATACCAAGTTCTTTAGACTTGTTCACCAGTACATTGCTTGCCTCAGTACCGTACATCTCTTGTAGTTTACTATCTACAGAAGATATGTTCTGGTTAGCTGTGGCTTGCTCTTCTCGTTCTGTTAGTGTCTTTTCGACAAGGCTCTTTAAATCATTTTCACTGACTGCAAGGTTGGTATGTCCCTCAGTAACTGTGCCACTTGTGTTATCGTTATTGGACTCTAGAGGTTTATCGGTAGTGGGGGCCGATGCCTTTCCCTCTAGTTGTTGTAAGAGCTTGGCAGCATAGTCCTGTTTGCCTAGATCATCTCGCATCTGAGAGAGTTGATCCTCAAGGTTCTTAATGTAAGCATCAGCTTCCATCTTCCCCTTAGCTAGAACTTCTGGGTCTTTCCAATTCTCACCACGTGTCTCTACGAGCTTCTGCAAGTAAGATGCCTGTGGTTGGGTTTCTTGTTGCGTAGTCTCTGTTGTCTGCGTTTCCTGTGGTTGGGAGTCTGCAGACTGTGCTTCATCAAAGATTGACATTATTGTTTTCGATCCTTACGGTTGAGGTCTATAAGATTTAAGATGTCATCAAGAGCAGCATTGTACTCATTGACAGCTATTTGTTTTTCAGCCCATCCGGGGCTGTAGTCTCGAACAGCATGTTTTCTTTGTAGTGTCTGTTCGATAACATCTGTGAGGTCTTCAAAGGCGTTGCGATAGTTCATCACTTCTTTGATGCGTTTCTCTTTCGCATCACCCCTGAATCCCTTTATCCATATTGAGTGCATTAAATACCCATCTCACTTGCTTCCATCAGGCGTTCTTCGTTAGCAGCTTGCATGTCCTGTACTTTAGACTGCGTTTCCATCTGCTCTGTTACGGAGATGTTATCTGCGAAGAGTGTAGGCTCACCTAGTTCGTATGCAATGATACGGGCTAGTTCCTTACCTGACAGGTGTGGTGCTACAGTAGGATCTTGTGCTTTAACTGCAGCCATCTGAATTAAGTTCTGTACCCTACGAGCACGTTCAGCGAAGTGTCTAGCACCTACTGGTACGATCATGCCGCTAGAAGTAATGTCCTCACGAGTAATATCCATGAACTTAGTGAAGCCTCTAGCATCGTCTAAGATACGGATAGTGTCAGAACGGTTCATGTAACGACGAGCCATCTCAAGCATACTATTCAAGATAGGCTCTAAGAAGGTACGTTCAAAGTGTGCAGCCTTGTGTTCAAAGATACGAGAGGCTGAGTTCTGTAGTGTCTGGACTTCGAAGGCAGTCTTCTCACCGGGGGTACGGATACCCATAGCTTGTCGAGGAGCACCTGCCATCTCTTCCATCTTGTTCTCTAGGACTTGGATCTGAAGGTCTGCGTTAAGAGCAGTAGCATCAGGAGCCATGTAACCTACATCACCCTCTTCACCAAGGTAGATACGAGCACCGGGTTCGAAGTCGAAGTCTTCTACATCACCCTTGACCTTAAGGATTGGATAAGCAATCTGGTCAAACACATCAGCCTTGAGGTTCTCTAGGTGGTCAATGCGGTACTGCATACCTACAAGATTATCTAGTGGCCCCATTGCGTAGAGGTTATCAGGACGGTTTCTCCATCCACTGTGGAAGATAGGAGACTTACCTAACCATGAAGGGTTCTCTTCGTTGTTGATTACGTAGGCACGGTCAACAATAGTAATGATACGGTCAGACATAAACTCATTAGAGGCTTGGTCATAGATGTCACCGTAGAAGGTGAGGATCTCTACGTAGTCTGATTCGTAGTACTGTTGGATATTAGAGAAACCATCAGCTGTAAAACCATCACCCTTGTCGATGTGTCCCTCAGAAGATCGGACTGCCTTACGAGCATCCATCATCTTAACTAGGACTTCCTTCAAGTAATCATTAGAAGGATCAGCATCTATCATACGTTTGATCTCACCAAGGGACTTGATACTACGAATGACCTTAGGGGAGTTCTCAAAGGAGGTTGCTGTAGGGTTGAAGCAAATGTCGTACGGA